TCAATACATTGTATAACTTCTCTTGTTTCAAAGTATTCTACTTCTCTTTCGATTTCGATTGATTGAATGATTTCATTTTTCATATCATTTATGATATCGTACACTTCTTGTTTATTCATAATAATTGTTTTTGTTTATCGCAACATCATTGTTACAGGTATTATATAAGATACTTTTTAATAGTTTCACAAAAAACTAAATATAGTTTCATTTAAATATATATCAGTAGTATTCGGGTAGATTTCCACAGTTGGCTATTAAGCACAAAAAAACCCTATCAAATTAATGATAGGGTTCCAAAACAATATATAAAAATAAAATAAAAGTAGATGGTATAACTACTAAAATCCGTTCAGGTATTATATATAAAAATTTATTTATGTTTCAAAATATTATAGATTTTTAACTGCTACTATATTCTGATCAGCTAGAGTTACTATTAGTAAATCATGTGCGATATCTAAAATGTTCTCAGTTGCAGGTTCATAGACATAAGGTGCTGTAGCTCCTTGAATTAATCCTGTTACTTGGAAAGGTTGATCTCCAGCTACAAAGCTTGCTTCGTCTTTGTATAATTGTACTCCTGCTTGGATGTTATCTCCTGCATAAGAATTCTGAACTGCTACTCTTCCGTAAGCATCTGTAATCTGAAAACCTTCCGGTGTTACTAGTGTTGTTGTAATTTGTAATGACATAATGTTATGTATTTTGTTTAGTTATATATTCGTTAAATTATACTGCAGTTGTTGATAATATTCCTGTATCATCTACTGTTAATTTGTAAAGTGTTCCATTTGGAGATGGTATGATAATTCCACCACCTGCAACTTTTAATTCTAATTCGTTAACCGTTACAAAGTTTTGTCTTGTAGCTTCTACTTGATATCCAATTGCTGCTGCGTTACTAGTAAGGGCTTTAGCGGCATTTCCAATTGCTACTGAGTTATTTGCACCATTACATTCTGCTGAACGTCCAATTGCTACTGAGTTACTAGAGTTTGTAAGTTTAGATACTAATCCAATACATACAGAGTTATTTATATTCCCTGATGGATTCTGAACTCTACCAATTAAAACAGCATCGTTTATTCCTGCTGGTATATTAAGGTTACTACCTATAATAGCACATCCACCATTTCCTAATCCAATAGATGCATTCTGTCCTATAATAGTACCTCCATTTGCTCTGTTATTATTTCCTCTACCTATTGAAAGGTTTGGTCCATTTTCATTTGTGTTACCATCTCCAATACTTATAGAGTTATCGTTAACTGCTGTTGCTCCCTGACCGATTGCAATACTACCAACTCCACCTGCATATGATTGAGCTGCGATTGCAACACCATTTTGATTTTGTGCGAATGCAGTTAAACCTAATGCGATTGAAAAAAGACCAGATGCATTTGCACCGTTACCTATTGCGATTGTATCGTTATTAGATGCATTTGCTGCAGAAGAAGTTAATGTATCAGCACTCTTCATACTATTAGATCCAGTACCTGATACTAATCCTGCAGAACCACCACCGCCACCAGGTAATCCAGTTACAGTAGATCCTGTAAAATCTACATTTCCACCTGGGAATCTAATATCATTGGTACCTAATTGTAGGTTGATTACATTACCGTTACCATCGGATACGTTAGATACCATGCCAGGCATAGGATCTAAAGCTTGGTTGTTATCCGTCTTAAATAGACCAGGATAGGTATTATTAATTTGAGTTCCTTGTAAACTTGCCATATTATAATTGTTGTTTAATTTTTATTTGTTATGCGTCCCATAGGGTAGATTCTGCTTCCCAAAGACTTGTTGTTGTTTCCCATATTAAAGATGTTGGAGGTCCAGGTGTTCCTGCAATTGCTAGTGCTCCCCACCAAGTTCCGTTAACTGGTTCTGTAAATCCATAGTAATTTGCTAATGCTATTACCCAAGATCCATATAAAGGTTGAGTGATACCAAAGTGTTCACATAGTGCTTGAATCCATGTCCCGTTAGATGGTTCCGTTATACCTAAGTATAAACAGTAAGCTGATACCCATGATCCTCCTGTAGGTTCTGTAATAGATCCTAAGGATTGATTCTCTGCGTATTGTTGTTGTAGTATTAAGCTCATATATTAAGAAATATAGTTTTTATTTGTTTTGTCCAAATTTAATTCTTTGAACTATATCTGTAATGCCTTGGATTGATATGTAAGCAGTACCTATAATAACCCAGTCAGAACTCTCTAAGTTCCCAGAGAACAATCCGAAACATGCAACAACAAACACAGAAAGTTTCCTGCTGATAAGTTTATTTAGTATTCCGTCTAGTTTCTGTTTCATTATAGAATTTATATAATTTGTTGATATTAGTTCTTTTAGATTTATTAGCAGTTGCAAGAACCTGTTTGGTTGCAACTACATTCATAGTTTGTTTTGCCATATCTATTTATATTTGTTACTAGACCTCCAAAGTATGGTGTTCCTTTTTCTGCGACCATTCCATCATCCGAAGTTTGAGATGCATATTCAGGAAAGGTACCGGCCGGTACGTCACATAGGTATTCACGAAGTCTTGCATCATAAAACTCTGCAAGGTCTAGTGTAGTTTGTCTTAAGTATTTAAGTTCTTCTAATGTAGTAGCATCTGTATCTTCTGCATTACCTGATACTAATCCTTTTTCAACGATCTTATATTTAATCCCAGGATACATTAAGTATAATGAGTATTGCATAAGTGTTGGAGCAATATAATCATCTAATAGTAATTGTTCATCTGCATTTAAATCATTAGCAATAATACCTGCTTTGATTCTATCTAAGAACTTAGTTCCTAAACTTGTTTGCATATAAACATCTTGTGCAGATATAATCCATGGAGTAATATCTTCTACTCTAACATTACTATCTAAATTAGTCCATTGTTTTAGTCTCTGTTCAGAAACTAGTAGTGCAGTATTTGCCATTAGTCTATTGTTTTTGTTTCAGTTTCTTGTGTTGTTGTAGTCTCTATAGTTAAACTCTTAGGTTCAACTTCTAAACTTACATTATAACCTGCAAACTTTAAAATCATTCCCATAGTATTTAAGATCTTCTTACGTTTAGGTTCAACTACAGTAGCTTCGAAATGTACGTAAGCTGTTTTAATTTCATCTGCATTACTACTAAAACCTGATCCATTGTTTATACCTAATAATAGTGGACTTGTAATTCTGTGTGCAGTTAATATTCTTGAAGTAATTCTTTGATCTAAAACTACGTAGTAATCATCATTTGCACTATCAATAGGTTCTACTGTCATTTCTTCTCCTGGTCTACTAAATCCTAAAAAGAATTTACCAGCATTAGATTCTCCACTGAATGTATTTTCTAATTCTCTATAGATTTGGTTACGTTCATCTTCAGTTGGTATACCATTTCTAAAGTTAATAAATAGAGACGGACTTAAACCGTTTGCTAAGTTTTGATTATGAAATACTGATACTCTTGCATCTAATTCAATATCAGAAATACTTGCAATATATGTTGGTAATGGATAAACATCTAGTCCTGGAGTATAATCAAAACAGTAATAGATCTGAGAGGCATTATCACCTTTATTATCTGTAGAACTAAAAGCTCTATAAGGTACTGCAGGATTCTTTCTTAAATCCTTCCAATCACTTGAGTAGTAATATTCATTTACATTACCTTCTTCATCCATCTTTCCAGATCTTACTTTATCAAAAGGAACATGAAATATATCTACAATCTTAGTTTTATCTTTAGACCATATTACATTTAATGAATAACCATTATATAATGTATAATCTAATGATACTCTTGCAAATACTTCATCTAAAGTTTCTCCTTTAGAATTAATAAATTCATCTCCGAAGTTTTTAATACCTTCACCAAAGATACCATCTGCAATTGCGTTAACGGCAGTGTGGTGCATAGCACTAGTATCGTATAATTCTATTAGTTTATTTGGAAATAAGTTCTTCTTTCCGTAATACATGTATTCTTTTCCACGAATTTCTTTAATCTGTGGTAATTCAAATGCATCAAAGTTTGAACCTTTGATAGAGTATAATGACTCTGGTAAATTTCTTGACATATTATAATGTTTTTTTAATATTGAGGACGATAAAAGACTGTTGCTTCTCTATCCTCATTGTTAGATATGTAAGGTTCTGTACCTGTAGTTCCTCCAGGAGTTGTAAATACTTTGACTACTCCTTCTTGAACTGAGACACCATCCTCAAATACTATATATCTGTATATCCCTTCAACATGTTTCAAACCAATCAACTCACTTAAAGTGAATTCTAGTTGTGAATAGCGTGTATTTGCTATCAAAACTGTTGCATCTACATCAAAAAGTGGTGTGTTTGAATGCATAGACATAAACTTAAGTCCGTTTGCTAATGGAAAATCACCATTAATAAAGAAATTATAAGTTAAATCAGTATTATTAAATGTTATAGTCATATGAAGGTATGTGTTTCTGTATATTAAGAAATATAAAAAAAGCCATAGTTGATAAACAAAAAAAGGGTACCAACTTAATGATACCCTCTTTAAACCTCCTTTTAAAAAGTTATTATTCTACTATTGCTGAGTCAACTGCGAACATTGGTTGGCTTTCTAATCCAGATAAGGTTAGTTCATAACCAGATCTATCAGCGAATGCTGTTCCAGAAGTAGCGGTAGCAGCAGATACAAATCCACCTCTATTTATCCCCACTGACCAATATAAACCATTATTATCCTTTGCGATAATAACCATTGCATTAGCTTCTGCCATTAATAAAATTTGATTTCTTTTTGCTGCATCTAATTTATTCATTATTAAAATTAGATCTTGCTGGTAAGAAATTGTTCCGTTCTCTTGAGAGATAGCTGGAGTTTCTGTTAAAGAAGAACTCTGCTTTGGTGTACCGAATGAGAAAAAGTCTGCTGGTACTAATGCTGAACCTCCTACAGTTATAGCTGAAATTACTCCTGCTACTTCTGTGATAGATTCTACTGGTCCATTAGCTACAAACACTTTCTCAATACCACCTTCACTACCTAAACAATCTAAAGGTATACCTGCTGTTAAATTACTACAAGACATATGTATATGTGTTATTTTTAAGTTAATAAACTAGGACCACTTAATGTGATCCTAGTAGTTTGATTTATGCTAATCCGTTTGTTGCTAAAGCAGATACGTTATATACTCCTAAACCTCTTCTATAAAATAAAGTTGTCTTTAAAATATCCGAACCGGCATCGTAAAACATTGTGAATTTGTCCATATCATCCATTAATCCTGTAGCAAATACTACATATTCTCCTGCGATAGCAGCGATATAATCAGATCCAACTAATCCTGAAGACTTAACTAATTTAGCGTTAGTTCCTGGTAAATAGATATCAGCTGTTCCATCGTTAAAGTTATAATGGATAAGGTCGGACGCGACAAAAGCACGAACTGCCGTTCTGTATGCTGCTGGAGACATGATAATCTTAACATCATCTCTCATTTGAGTTTCAGCAGATAATGCATCATATAAATCGTTTAATTGATCTACTGCGTTTGCTACTGTAAGTGGTGCAGCATTTACAGGTACTCCTGGTCCTTGTCCTGGTATTGGATCTGGTTGAATTTGAGTTTTGATAGCTTGTCCGATAAAATCTTCGATGTTCTTAGATACTCCTTTTAAGAAGTAATCAGAAATCGTTTGTTCGAAAGGTACTTCTTCATTTCCTTGTTCTCCTGGTGCCATTCTTGCAGCTAACCAATAGTCTCTTAATGTTACTGGACAAGATTCTTGTTTGATTTGTCTGTCAGATACTAC